ACCATCGTTATATGTACGATAGAAATAAACCTCTTCGTTGTCTTGGTCAGACATAGCTATAAACTGGTTCTGTGGACTAGCTATAAGTGTATCTATAGTATGTGGTATCCACTCGTTTACAACACGCCCTACGTCGAGTACCTGAGGGTTCTCGTCTTGTCCTCTGGTAATCATACCAAATACACGTGTGTAACTCGGTGTCTTACTAAGAAAGTTTATGTTTGTACCCATGTCTACTGGGTCTACTAATATATCTACCTCGTAGTTTGATATAGTACGTATAGTAGTAGATGCTGGTGTAAGTACACCGTCAGCAGAAGCAAGTAGAAACTGTTGGTTCTTGCTAAATAAAACAAGACCCTGTGTAGTAGGAATAATTGCATGTAAGTTAGCTGGTCGTATAGTAGATGCACTAAGATCTATAGGGTCAGCATCTGTAATAATCTGAGCTGAAGTATGATAGAAGTTAAAATACTTTGCAGCCTGACTCATAGATACGTTGTCATTAGACAAGAATCCAAGTCTGTTATTATGGAAAAATGCTTCCTGTATCTTATGTCCTACAAAACTAGGATGTGCGTTAGTATTATCATCTCCTACTTCTCTATCTACCCACGAGAATTGTCTAAAAACAAATGTATTCAGAGCTGTGTTTACTAGCTCGTGTGGCATAGTGGAGGCATCAAGCCCTGCTGATTTACTAGGGTCACGTGCTTCTTTCCAGAATCCCGGACCTGACACACCATTGTCAGCTACAAACTTAGCAAAGTAAGTATCATTAACTGATGCTGTGTTGATAACTTTTACAACATGATCTTGAAAAGATTGTATAGGTAACTGTGCTACGTTATCTACTTGGTCTTGGAATACAGCTAGTTTGTTGTTAGCCGGTCCACCCTGACAGCTGATAGCAAATGCAGTACGTGTACCGCTTACAACTCTATCTAATTCTAGTGTACCTAGAAATTTAGTAACTGTCAATCCTGAGATATTGAAAGCATCAATACCATTTTTTAATGTTGTAAGTAACTGGTCGTATGTTGTGCTAGTACCAGTAGTTGTAGTAAAGGTTTGATCTGATGCACCACCTCCAGCGTTCATAGTTACGCTGTATGTAGAACTAACAGCCGTATCACTAAGTACAAGTGTAGCACGTGTGTTAGCTACAAAGTTAGGATCAGGCTGTTTAGCTACAGTCTGTAAGTTGTTTACAATAACTGATGTATCTTGTACAGTAAGTACAGAGTAGTTTGTGCGAGCACCTGTAAGGTAGTTCACAGCATTTACAGCTGTACTTGTATCCATCGTAACGCTACATACTGTACCGTCTACGTTCCATATAGATATACCACCGTAGCCACTGTTAGGCTTAGGAGTGATAACTCCGATATATCTTTCGTCCGCAGTTCTAGCTATGTAGAACCACTTACCACCATCATAGGTAGTACCTGTACCTAGGTTCTTGATCCACTTAAATCCTGTACGTTTAGTTAATCCAAACGTAGGATCAGGATATGCGTTTAGACACTCTCGGACTTGACCGGGTAGTTTCTTGTCGTCTGATTGTCTAGATACTCCACCGAGGTAGTTGTCAATTCGTTGAGTTACTGCTGGCATTATCTCATTAAAGCATGAAAGGGTTGATAAGCTGGGTAGGAATTAGTCTTGTCGTAAGGATGTCCAAATATAGTAAACTGTCCTTGCTTGGTTTCGTACTCCATAGCTAATGCTCTAGCGTACGCTTCTTGTTGTTGTAGCATCTCATACTGTGCTGTATCTCCTACGATTCTCTGAGACACAATAGCAGCAGCTCTAGCTACAATACTGTTTTGTATTGGTTCTGGTAGATCTATCCAATCAAACTCCCATACAACATCACACTCGACACCATCAGGATGATCTTCCCATGTATATCTGTGATGTATTCTATCGTATAGTTTACCTGACCTACGTACAGCATCATACTGCATGTTGGCAGAGTTCTTAGATAATTTTAGTTGTAATATATTATTAGCAATAGGGATCTCGTTGTTGGTATCTGGTGTGAATACAACATGGAACTCACTGTTATATGTCCAGCCCTCAGCTTGAACTTCACGAGTCACCTGTAACAACGTAGCATAGGCAATCGCAACGTCCGGGTTGGTTTGGTCTAGGGTGGTTACAGGAGCCTGCCCACATGTGGATAATATCTGATTTATTGCGGGTAGTTCTTTGTTAGCATTTGTGGTTGGAAAAGGCATAATTATAAATAAAAAAAGGAGGACCGAAGCCCTCCGTATATGTACGCATTAGAATGCAGCGTTACCTGATGAACCTGTAGCAGCACCAGCAATAAGCTCGACACATGCAGCAGGGTTGAGGTAGTCAGCACCCATAGCTAGGCGACCTAAGATTACGTCACCTTGGTAAACAACTGAAACGTCTCCGCTTGTTACTTGAACCTGTGGTCCAATAGCTTCAACAATACCAGCTCCTTCCTTCTGGAATATAAGTCCACAAGAGTTAGCAAATTCTGTTTCTTCACCATACTCGTTGTTGATTCCAGTTACATCATTAGCAGCATCTTCTACAGCTTCGCCGACGAAAGATCCTACGTTTCCGGGTGATGTTACACCGGGGTTTGTTGCGGAAGCAGAACCATACTTAGTACCATAGGAACTGAAGAATGGAATGTTCATTGACTTGTAGATCTTGATGCCTGCAATCTCAATGATTCCGTTTCCTTTTTGTAATGAGTCACCTTGCTCATCTCTGTTTACAAGACCGTTAGAACCTACAGCTTGGATAAGCTCGTAGTACTGTCTTGGGTTTAGAACACCAACTCTACCATCAGTAGAAACTCCTTTTTCATCTAGTGCAGCAGCAGCATCATAGAAAGCATTAATCAATGAAGCTGAGTTGTATGCGTCAGATGCTTGGTTGTTTGTACCAACTCTGATTTGTGTTCCGCCGGGCTCAACGAAGCCAGACTTTGTGATAGGAGAAGCAGCCCTAGCACCACGAGCAAGAGCTCTGAATACTAAACGGTCATACTTCTGAGCAAGAGCATATCCAATCTTCTTGGAGATCTCTCCTCTAAGCTCATAGTGAGCTAATGTCTCGTCTAACTCATAGACGAATGCACTTGAGATTAAAAGATCATCAACAGTGATAGTCTTCTCAGCTACTGGAGGTGCACCGTCGCTGTTACCAAGTATTGACCTTCCGGGTACATGGAACTCAGCGGTTGTGTGTCCTGTGTAGATGAACTGTAAAGACTTACCATTCTTGAGTGTTCTCTTCATCACCAAGTCTCTAGCAATAGCGTTGTGCTCAAATCCTTTGAACATTTCGCCACTGAACAGCTTTAGATACAGGGCTCTAGCGTCGCCTGTGCTGTTTGATTGACCCTGACGGGTTAGTGAGGTATTATTACCTGTTGACTGATGAGCCATTTCTAATAAGAATGTATTGTTTTACGTTCTCAGATCTGAAATTTTCTCGAGTTTTTGTGTGTGTCTATCCACACCGTCTAGACGGCTATTGGTATCCTCGTAAGGGCAAAAGCCAATGGCAGGGGAGTCCGACTCTGAGGTGCTCCCCGGCTGTTTAGTAAGAAGGAGTTTCTAACTGTGCGTCAGATTTTTTTTCTTCTTCTTTTTTTTCTTCAGGTTTAGGTGAAAATTGGACTGGATAAGCAACGCCAAATCCACCTTCGCTCTGGTGTTTGTACTCCATTACTTAGTAGTTTTTGTGTACTCGACACCACGATATACGTAGGTTACTGTCATGAGTAATCTCCGATACCTAGCCCCCGTTCCATGACTAGATAACATGCGTCGCATAAGCGATGAACGGACGTGATATCATTTTTTCTTGGCGGTCTTAGCTGACCTTCTAAAATTAGCTGCGGTAGGAGCACCCTTTGAACCGGGCTTTCTCATCTTCTCTCCTGACCCTGCTGCAATACGTTTCCGTTTTGCATGTATGTTAGCGTACAAGCCTTTCTTAGCGGCCATACTTCTTACCTCCTTTCTTTGGTTTACAACTGCATTTCTTTGCCATTAGCATTTCCATCTTCTACGTGCTGCTTTACCTCTTGGGCCGGTCCAGCCCCTCGACCTAGCACAGAATGATTTTCTTCGCTTGGCAGCTTTAGAGCCTCGTTTAACCTTACCGGTAACAGCTGTTTTTAATTTGGAGCCGGGGTTACGACGTCGGTATGCACGTACCCCCTTGGCTGTCATGCCTGCTCCTGACTTGGTAGATCGTTTGTGTCCTCCACGAATGGTCAGACCTTTCATACTACCTTTAGCCATTACTTTTTACCCTTCTTAGGTGGGCGACCTTTCTTAGTACCGTAAGTACCTTTACCGTGTGGCATAGTTATCCTATTGTTGGTGCGGTTAGGGCTACCGACCTCTGATCGACAGCCGCTAAGTCCAACGGAAAGTTGTGAGCATTACGCTCGTGCATTACTTCAAAGCCTAAGTTAGCTCTGTTTAATACATCAGCCCATGTTGGAACGATCTTGCCGTTTGCGTCAACGACGGACTGGTTAAAGTTAAAGCCATTAAGGTTGAAAGCCATGGTGCAGATGCCCATCGAGGTGAGCCATATGCCAACCACGGGCCAAGTAGCCAAAAAGAAATGTAAGCTACGAGAATTATTAAAAGAGGCATATTGAAAAATAAGTCTACCGAAGTAGCCA